TGGGCTTTCAGATGGGCTTGTGAAAATGGACACTTTGAAGTAGTTCAATGGTTGCTTTCAATTAAACCAGATATTAATATTGCAGCAGAGGATGAATATGCTTTCAGATGGGCTTGTGAAAATGGACACCTTGAAGTAGCTCAATGGTTGCTTTCAATTAAACCAGATATTAATATTTCTATAAAGGATGACTGCGCTTTCAGACGGGCGTGTGATAATGGACACCTTGAAGTAGCTCAATGGTTGCGTTCAATTAAACCAGATATTAATATTTCTATAAGGGATGATTGGGCTTTTAAAGGTGCTTGTGAAAATGGACACCTTGAAGTAGCACAATGGTTGCTTTCAATTAATATTACAAAAATGAATAATTATTAAATTATAATTATAAACAAATCAATTATTTCAAAGATGGATTTTTCGATGCTTTTGGATTATAAAAATAAATCTGAAGAAGAATTAGAAAAATATGTCAATAACGAGAGTTTTAAATTGGCGTGTGAAAATGGACACCTTGAAGTAGCTCAATGGTTGCTTTCAATTAAACCAGATATTAATATTTCAGCAGATGATGACTGCGCTTTCAGATGGACTTGTGATTATGGACACCTTGAAGTAGCTCAATGGTTGCGTTCAATTAAACCAGATATTAATATTTCAGCAGAGGATGATTGGGCTTTTAAAGGTGCTTGTGAAAATGGACACCTTGAAGTAGCTCAATGGTTGCTTTCAATTAAACCAGATATTAATATTTCAGCAGAGTATGATTTCTCTTTTATATTTGCATGCCAAGGAGGTCATTTAGATGTGTCACGATGGTTGTGTACTTTAGATAATAGGTATCAAATAGAAATAAAAAATAACAAAATAATAGATTGGGATGTATTTAAAATTATTAAACCTGTGAAAACTATCAAAATTGAGAATAAAGAAGAATGTTGTGTTTGTTATGAACTTTCTGATATTCAAACTAATTGTGGTCATTACGTCTGTCAACGATGTTTTAACAAGTTAAACGATAAATGTCCTTATTGTCGCTCTCAAATTAGTGAATATTATAAAATTGAATAAACAATACCAAGATGGATTATTTTCAACTTTTAGACTATCAAAAAGTTCCAGTTATTCAATAATGATAGTTTTAGAATCATAAGATTAAAAAATATACTACACACTAAAAGTGTAATGTTATGTTCAGAGTGCAATAAACCTGGACATAACATACGAACCTGCTCTCAACGGAAAGAATGCCCTATCTGTTATGAAAAACTTCTAAACAAGAATTACAGCATTACTAAATGCGGCCATGTCTTTTGTACCACTTGTCTTCTCAAATCCTCCAACCGTAATGGAGAATGTCCGCTTTGTAGACAAAACCTATCAGAGAACCTGATAAACAAGGCATTTATTAATAATAAAGAGAATATTATCAGACATGCATTAGATGATTTCAACATCGTTTCACGTTTCCCCGAGATGATAGATGACGAAGAATTCAAATTCAAGATTGTTGAAGACTTTGTTTACTTTTCTCATCTTATTCTTCATTACTCGATTGAAGAACTAAATGCATAAATTTCATTTTGACTTAAAATGAAATTATATAAAATGTCTTTTTTAAACAAATCTATAGAAGATTCATTAAAATTATTGAATAGCGATAACGATAGTTCTACAAACAAACAGGAGCCTCCAAAACGCAAACGAGGAAGACCAAGGAAGAAAATTGCGAATACCTCGCCTGTTCGTGTCCCGCAAATGTCACCGACCAACAAGTTTAGTCCCTTTCGAACAACCTCCCGTCCATCATCTCCTATTGCTCTTCAAAGAACTCCTGAAGCACAAGAAAGAATAGTACCTCCAGTTACACCAAAGAATGAGGAAAACGAGGAAAATGATGCCGATGATGACGAAGTACAAGAACTCACAGAGACCAAAGACGTGACCTCTGTTTTGAAAAGCAACTACTTCAACGTCGTGAGATATATCGAGAATAATGGTGTTTTGCTTTATGCAGTGACCTATGACCCCAACGGACAAGTTGTTTACATCGAGTTGGATGGTGATGACTCTTCCGCTGTAACAGGTTATCAAACAACAAACTATTCAAGAAAGGAATATATCGAGTTTCCATTTGGACTCAAAGAGTATTACAAAAACAAGATAAATGGTCAAATCTACGGAGTGGTCCTAACAAGAGGAGAAAACATCTGTTTCTTAACAAAAACAGATAATGGTGATATAGTAGAAAGATATTATGGGAACGAAGAAGAAACTGGTAAAATCGATTGTTATTGTGTATACAAGTTTTCTGACATTGAAGAAGACCTTGAAAATAGTTTACAGTCCATCAGTTACACCTATGAAATGATACAACAACATCAACTTATGACGAATAAAGAAGCGTTCAAGAACGCTATGGAGGAGATAAATAAAATCCACATATATTCTCAAGAATTTGACAAAATTTATAAAAAATTTACTCAAAATATTCTAGATGACTGGTCAAGATTCTCTACTATTTCTATCGATTACATTGATAAACTATTCGAAGAAGGACTTACGGACGAGGAAACTAACAAGTTTAATCACATTTCCAATAATCTTTTTGCGAGGTTTCAAGCCTTCAATAAGATAACGAATGTGCTGGAAGATTTGAAACAGATACCAGCCAGTCTTCTTCCTGTCAAGCTAAAACTAAAAGAAGCCATCGAGATGTTCGAAAAGGACAACGACAGGATTGCTACAAAAATTTTAGATACTACCGAGATTGATGTTTCACTGTAATAGGAGAATGGAGTCAATTAAACTATCTTTAGAACTAAAATCGATGTTGTAACCCCGAAGTTTCAGTTGTTTTCCAATGTCTCTCAATTTTTCGTGATTGTAACCTCCCGAAGTTTTAGTTTGACGACCTCTTGATATAGTCATTTTTTCGAAATCAATTGACAAGTCGTCTATGCTTTCTTTGGTTGGCTCGGGTTTTGGAGCAGACGATGAAGGTTTCAACACAATGTCTTCTCTTTTCATTATAGTATCAAAGTCAGGGAATACAATCTTACCTTTGTAAGAAGGTTTCACAAAAGGGAAAAAATCGTAACTCGTCATTTTTGTTTTCATTAAAAACAAAAATTAATCATTTTAGAAGTTTATTGACTGGTATAATAGATTGATAAATCTGTTCCAAGAAATAATTACTAAATTTCTCATCTTCCGTTCTTGTAAATACTTTTGCAGCCTTCTCAATAATTTTGTCAGCTTCTGAATCCATTTTAAAACTGAATTTATTTAGTATTTTACGAATTAAAAATGTCTATCGCACCTGATATCACAACCATTAAGCAGAGCGTTTCGATGCTCCGGCTAGGGACAGAAGGGAACGCAGTTCTCTCTGATTCCTTTATCGAATACTTGTTTTCTGTCAATGTTAACGGAAAGAGTATCATTAAAAACAACAATGAAGGTAAATTTGAACTATTGGAATTAGCATATCTTGTAGGCCAAGAAGGCGAAGATGCAATCAAAGAACTTATCGATGCTAACAAAAACTTGTCGTTGTCACAAATCATACGAAAATCTAATGTATTCTTGAAAGCGCGCAGAAGGTTTTTCTTGGATACAACTGTTGAACTCAAGGAAAAGAAGAAAATTGCTTCTATTGTCAAGTGCCCTAAATGTCATTCCAATGAAGTAGAGACCAAAACGATTCAAATCAGAGCTGGTGATGAAGCCAGTACAGATAAGAATATTTGTAGAAAGTGCAATTATAAATTTTCTATCAATTAAAATGAAACCCGAATTGTTTGGATTAATATTTGGTCTCGTTGCGTTAGAATCTTTAGGACAATATCTTTCAAGAAAGTATGTAGATAACAAAGATAAGCTGTGGATGTTCATTGTTCCTGTTATATGTTACCTGTTGATAGTTTATACACTGACAAAAACTTATGATTTTGAGAACATTGGTTTTGTGAATGCCATTTGGAGTGGTCTTGCTCTGGTATCTGTTGCGTTTATCGGTTATTTCTTCTTTGATGAAAGATTTAACAACCAGGAATACGCAGCAATAGGTTTAATTTTGGCCGGAACAATCTTGTTAGGTATTCAAAAATGAATTTTATATATCCGTAGATATATAAAAATGTCTGAATGGCATTATTCTTTATACAATGACAAAATTTCCAAGAGTCTGCGTTTTCAGTATAATTACGACGATAACCTTATCATTTGTCGTCAAATAGACAACTCGAGACAATTTGGATTTTTCAAGTCCTATTTACAGTTTTATTGTTTTCAAAAGACCCTAAATGAAGATGAAAGGTTCTTTTATGAGGTTATTCTCGGGAAAAAAAGTAGAAAACCCTATTTTGATATAGACATAGACACCGAAATTTACAGTGATATGACTCAAGAAAAATCCGATGCTATGATTGAAAATCTGATTGAAAATATCAAAGATTTACTGTATACCTACTCACCAAAAATTTTAGTTTTCACATCACATCGACCAAACAAATTTAGTTACCATATTATAGTAGATGGGGTATGTTTCTCTGACAATGAAGATTCCAAACATTTTGCTGATAAAGTCCTCACGATCCAGATGAAGGATTTTGTTGATAGTCGCGTTTACAACACAGTACAGCAGATGAGAATCGTAGGTAGTTCAAAAAAGGGTAAGAACAATAAAAAGGTTTTAAATTTCAATCTTAGTGATAACTTTTTTATACCATCCGAGATTAAACACAATGCCGCAAAGAAGGAAATTTTCATATTGCGTTCTTCTCTTGTAACATTCACGAAAGACTGCAAGGAATACAAATTTGAAGATAAAAAGAAGAAACGCAAGTCCATCGCTAAAGGTAGTGCGAATGAAGAAGATATAGACGACGCCTTGAAACTACTGGATAAAAAGTACAAAAACTTTAGTGTAAGACAAGTTAGAGAACTAAATGGCAACATACTGGTAGAATTGGCAAGCGAAGATTCTTACTACTGTAGAATTCATAAACGAGTCCACGAAAATGAGAATGCTTACATTACCATACAGGGAAACTTCAGAAACATATGGTTTGATTGTAGACGCATAGAAATGCACGAAAAGAAACTTGCTCCAGAATTGATTGGAACCTTGGGAATGGTGAAAAAGAAGATTCCACAAGCTGATACCTATAAATTTATTATTGAAAACTGAAAAATTTATTATTTATAAAACAAAAAAGCAACAATGGATAAACTAATTTGTGCACGTTCGATCAGCTTTACGAGAAGAGAGGGTAAGGAGGTTCCTGTAACCATTCCTAAACCAAACTTAACTGCTCCTTCTCCTAAAGAACGAACAGTAACACGAGGAAAAAAGATTGGAGGTCTTGAAACTACGTTTTTGAAGAATATGGAATCAAAGGTTCCTACAAAACCTAACTACTCTGATAAAGAATTGTAC